TAATGGAATATTAGTTGATACTTCAGCACTACACTTGACAAATAAACAAAAGTATGATATAGGAGATAATAATGAAAAAATACAAAGTGAGAATATTCGGAATGGGAATAGACGCAACAGCAATAATACCATTCGACCACGAGCCAACGATAGAAAAGTTAGAAAATAATGTAGCCTATTATCTTAATAATAATCTAATGAAAGTAGAACAAAGTTCTTTCTATTCTAAAAATAGATATACAATTACATATGAGGAAGTATACATTTGAATTACAAACAACAACTAGAAGTAGTTAAAGGATTATTTATTCCACCATCAACAGAGATGAGGGTGGATTGTCCTTTCTGTAATAATAAAAATACTTTTTTAATTAATACATTAGACAATGGATTAAGTTGGTATTGCTTTCATGCCTCGTGTAAAGCAAAAGGAAAATATCAAGGAGAAAAAACTATGGACTATGTAAATACTACATTTAAAAAGAAAGAAGAAAGTCCTGAAACAGAATTTAAAATACCCGATAGCTTTAAGATAGTAGCTACAAACGAAAAAGCAAGAACGTACTTGCATAAGAATAATTGTTGGGAGGCTTGGTCATGGGGTCGTGCTGATATTAAGTATGATGTAAGACAAGACCGAGTTGTCTTTCTAGTTAAAGATAAAACTACAGGCAAGTATAGTGGTGCAGTAGGTAGAGGATTAAATAAAAATGTTTATCCCAAATGGTTTATGTATGGAAGTAAGGAAGTTCCTTTTAAATGTGGTGAGTGTGAAGACGCAGTGATTGTTGAGGATTGTGCCTCAGCTTGTGCTGTATCTAATATACTTACAGGCATATCTATAATGGGTACATCTTTAATGGAAGAACATAAAAAATTTTTAGAGCCATATAAAAATTTATATATAGCATTAGACAGGGACGCAACAGCAAAGTCTTATGAGATTGCAAATGAATTAAAGTCTGATGGTTTTAAAAATGTAAAAGTAAAACCCTTAACAGACGATTTAAAATACTTTAACACAGATGAAATAAAGGAGATGTTTTATGGCAGATAGACCAAGTGCAGCAAACCCTAATCCTGAGATGGATGATAGAGGTGATATGGATTTAGAAAAAAGAATAATGCAATTAACAAATGAAAACAATAGACTTAATATGGAGATTGGTCAGTTAAAAAAAGATAACCGAGAGTTAGCTATGCAAATTGATGACTACATAAATAGATTAAGAAAGGGTGGTGTAATTTGATAGAGAAACAGATAATAAAATTATTATTAAATAAATCTTTTTATACAAAATATAAAGGACAGATATCAAGAAATGTATTTCAAGGAAACTTCGGTTCTTTGTTTGATACAATACAAAAGGCACACGAAAAATATAATAAAGATATTAATATTGATGAGCTATATTCATTGCACACTGCTGTATTTAATCCAGCATTAACTCGTGCAGCTAAAGAACAGTTTAGTGAAATGTTGCAAGACATTCGTGAAACTCAAGAACCATCAAATGAAATCGCTGATGATATAGTAAAGATACTAGGCGAAAGAGATGTAGCACAGCGTATAGCTGTTGAGGCTACAGAAATTTTTAATGGTAAGCCTGCCGACTTTAATATTATTACAAGATTAGTTGAGGAACATAAGAAAGGATTGCCGACAGAAAGATTAGATGCTGTGACAAATGATATTGGTGAGTTGATTGAAGAATTAAATGTAACAAGTAAATGGAAATTTAATTTAATGAGGTTAAAAGAAAACATAGGTGGAGTTGGACCAGGGAATCTTATGATTGCTTTTGCTAGACCTGAGACAGGTAAGACTGCTTTTTGGGTTAGCCTTGTAGCAGGACCAAATGGTTTTGCTGAGCAAGGTGCAAAGGTTCATGCGTTTATTAATGAGGAACCTGCTGTTCGTACACAAATGAGAGCCATCAGTTGTTTTACAGGATTAAATAAAGAGCAAGTTACTAATGATATTTCTACTGCTCATATGGAGTGGAGTAAAATAAAAAATAATATTAAGATGATTGATACTGTTGATTGGACTATGCAAGATGTTGATAGTCATTGTGAGAAACATAAACCTGATATTATAATTATAGACCAGCTAGATAAAGTAAATATAAGTGGTACATTTGCAAGAACAGATGAGAAGCTAAGAGCAATCTATACTAGTGCAAGAGAGATAGCTAAGAGAAGAGAGTGTGTTGTGATAGCCATATCACAGGCATCTGCCGATGCACATAATAGAGACCATATATCATTTGATATGATGGAAAATTCTAAAACAGGTAAAGCTGCTGAGGCAGATTTAATTATTGGTATAGGTAATAGAAGTTCTAATGATCCCACAAATAATATGAGAATATTAAATGTAAGTAAAAATAAAATTACAGGTTGGCATGGTGATCCAGCAGTTACCATTGATAAATATATAAGTAGGTATGATGATTAGTACAGTAGACGTAGAAACTTCCTATCAAAAGACAGAGCATGGTGGCATGGATCCACTACCATTTAATCCTAAAAATATATTAGTAAGTGTGGGGATTAATGATGAGTATTACTTTACAAACCATAGTGAAGGTGCAGATGAAGGTTGCTATTATAAGATACAATCTATATTAGATAAGACTACATTATTAATTGGTCATAATATTAAATTTGATTTAACGTGGTTATTAGAGGCAGGATTTAAATATAATGGACGAGTATATGATACGATGATAGGTGAGTATGTATTGAACAGAGGTATTCGTAAGAGTTTAACATTAGAGATGTGCTGTAGACGTAGAAAAATAGGATCAAAAGATGACAGAATAAAAGAGTTTATGGATCGTGGTGTGTCATTTGAGAATATTCCAAGAGGTCTTGTTGAGGAGTATGGTCGTATAGATGTGGGGATAACAAGAAAGTTATTTGATTCTCAGATGAATGACTTAAGACTTGATAAGAATAAAGGATTAATTAATACAATTAAAATGATGAATGAATTTTTAATTGTCTTAACTGATATGGAAAGAAATGGAATTCATATTAGTCTAGATACTCTATCAGATGTTGAAAGAATATATCGTGCAGAGTTTGAGCACCTTAAACAAAAGATTGATAAGATTGTATATGAGAAAATGGGAGACACTAGAATAAATTTAGCAAGTCCTGAACAACTATCTTGGTTAATCTATTCTAAAAAACCTAAGGATAAATCAACGTGGGCAAGGTTATTTAATATAGGAATAGATAAGCAAACAGGTAAGAATAAAAAAAGACCACAGTTTTCTCGTATAAAATTTAGAGAACTTGTTAGAAATAATACAGAACTTTTACACAAGACTACAGCTAATCAATGTATAGATTGTAAAGGCAAGGGTGTTATTAAAAAAATGAAAGTTGATGGCACACCTTATAAAAAATATAGTAAGTGTACCTACTGTGATGGGGAAGGATTTACCTATACTAAAATGGCTAAGATTGCAGGATTTAATCAGAGACCTAGAAGTGTATATGATATTGCTGAGTCAGGATTCAGAACAGATAGAATAACTTTAAATAAAATTGTAGGTGAGGCAGAGGGAGAATTAAAAGAATTCATTGACGCAATCATAAGGCATAATGCTATTGATACTTATTTGAATACCTTTGTTGCAGGTATTAAATCATTTACAAATGAAAGTAGTATGCTACATCCTAAGTTTATGCAGGCAGTAACAGCAACAGCAAGATTATCTAGCAGAGATCCAAACTTTCAGAACCAACCAAGAGGTGGTACATTTCCTATTCGTAAAGTTGTTACATCTAGATTTGATAAAGGAAGTATACTTGAAGTAGACTTTGCACAATTAGAATTTAGAACTGCTGTCTTTCTAGCACAGGATAAGCAAGGTATGGAAGATATAAAAAATAAAATAGATGTTCACCAATATACTGCAGATATTATTGGAGTGTCTAGACAAGATGCTAAGGCACATACCTTTAAACCTTTGTATGGTGGTACTACAGGAACTGAAGATGAGAAAAATTATTATAGAAAGTTTGCAGAAAAATATAAAGATATTACTTTATGGCATGAAAGATTACAAACCGATGCTATTAAGTATAAACAAATTAAATTACCTACAGGTAGAGAGTATGCGTTTCCGTATGCAGAAAGAATGCCTTGGGGTGGATCTAGTTATAGTACACAAATAAAAAATTATCCTGTGCAAGGTTTTGCTACAGCAGACATTGTACCTTTAGCTTGTATAAAAATATATAAGTTAATGAAAGAACAAAAGGTAAAGAGTTTACTTATAAACACAGTACACGATTCAATTATAGCTGATGTTTACCCTGGTGAAGAATCCGTAATGAGTAAGATATTTAGACAGGGTACGGGTTCTGTAATACCTGCATTGAAAGAGTATTATGGAATTAATTTTAATGTTCCCCTTGACACAGAGGTCAAGATAGGATATAATTGGTTAGAAATGAAGGAGGAAAAATGAAAAAAAGAATACTTATAGCAAGAGTAAAAGAATATTCTAATATAGAACCATCAATTACTATTGAAGCTGTATTAGATAATGATGAACAAGCAATATCATTAGCCCAAAAACTAGATGATGTATCTGCAGCAAAAAAAGAAAAAGATGTTCATTATGAAATATATAGAAACTAAAAAGGAGGACTAATGGAAGTCGCAACACTTGACCCAGAATACTGGGAAGAATGGGGTAAAGATGAGCAAGAGATTGCTTATGATAAACTCCAGCAACTTAAGCAAGACTTTGATGGTACACCCACAAAGTTGCTTATAAACCAAGAAGAAGAACTACAGAGTTATCTTATGTGGTTTGCCACTATGGAGAATTTGGCATACGAGATAACGGATGGGGAGACTAGAATATGCTAGAGATAATATTTAGTATATTATTTGTGTGGTTAGTTATAGGTTATATTATTGATGAATTATTTTAAATAACACTTGACAAATCTCTCAAAATGTGGTATAAGGAAACAACAATAAGGAGGACGCTATGACAAAAAATGAAATAGCAAATATAAATAAGATGTCCGATGAGCAGATAATGCAAGCAATCGGTCAAGACGATGGTTCAAGTAATGGTGTTAATATACC